AGATGGTAGCATTATATTATTAGGTTCAGGACAATACAAACTTCCATTCCAACCTGGTACAGTTGATGATAATGGTAGTTCTGATTTTGAAACCTTACCCGATTCATTTAAAGATTACCCATCCGAACTATTAGGAAATCAACTATTACTTAATTCAGGTAGAATTATTCTTTCAGCAAAAGATGCTGAAATGATATTTTACTCTAAAAAGAATTATGGATTTATTTCCGATGGTGGATTATCAATTGATAATGCTTTTGGTATTGATGCGAATGTAAATGATAATATTAATATTACCACAAATGATTTTGATGTAAATATCAATAGTGGTAATGGTAAAATAAATCTTGGTGATAAATCATTAGAACCAATTGTTAAAGGTGATACTTTAGTTGATTTACTTTCCCAACTTATTGATGCAATTACACAACAGGTTTACTTAACACCATCGGGTCCAAGTGGAACTGGTCCAACCAATATTGCAACTTTTAATAAAATAAAAAATCAACTAAAAACTGCATTAAGTGAACTTAATTCTACTTCCTAATGTCTTGGCAATTATTCAAAGCAAATATCAAACGAAGGGTAGATAGACCAGAAACTATTGACGATATTGGTCAGGTAGCAGAATTATGGGCAAACGAATATGATGCAGCTATTAAACGAGGTAGAGATGCAACAAACTTTGTAACTATTCAACAGGGAAATAAAGCTGGAATGGAAACTTTCTTCAGATTAGGATTACAAATAGGTTCTTTAAGTAACTCTCCTTCATTTCAATTAATTAATGAATTTGGTAAGGGAGTATTAAGTTATTGGACGGGTGCAGTATTACAACCCTTCCCAATACCCGTAATTCCGGCTGCAGGTTCAATCCAAAATATTGCAGTTGTTAGTAATAATGTAACGATACCTGGTACGTGGTCTCCCGCACCACCAATACCACCCGTTCCTTCAACGGATACGTTTATTGATACCTTTATATTATTTGCAACAACACATTTATCTACTGTTCAAGGAATAGTAACAACAACATCGTTATATCCTGCAGCACCAACACCCATACCAGGGCCAGGTGTTGTACCTTGGTTTGGTTATACGGTGTAAACTCAAAAAAACCCAAATCAAATATTTATAGAGAAAGGAAAACAATATAACAAAATGGATACTGATAAATTAGTAAAAGCAATTCAAATTATTGTTAAAGAAGAATTAAAAACTATTGTCCCAAAGTTAGTTAAGGAGGGAGTTAAAGCTGAGATGAAACAACTTTTAAGAGAAAACAAAGAGTTGAGAGAATCTTTAAAAAAATCAAGAACTCCAAAACAACCAACTTTTATGGACAAACCTGTTGTTGAAACAGTAACCCAACCACAAAGACAATTGAGTAATAATCCTGTGTTAAATGAAATCTTAAATGAAACTCAAGGATTCAACTCAAGTCAATCAACGAGTGAGGAATATAGAACTATGAACTTCACTACAAATATGGCACAAGGTGGTGTTGAAGGTATGAGAGCTCAAATGGCAGCCAAGATGGGATTATCTGATATGGGTATGGGTGCCCAACCAAATGGTGTTGGAATTGACACGGGAAATGACATAGTGAATAAAGCACTTAATAGAGATTATTCTCAGTTAATGAAAGCAATAGATAAAAAGAAAGGTCCGTTTAGACCAGGAATGTAATTATGGCAATAGTATTAGGACAGAAGAATGTAAAGGATACCGAATCGTTTAACGATTACGCAATAGGGATAACTTTACCCATTCAGATTACTAATACTGCATTTGCTCAATCTTTTACAACAAGAGAACAGGTTTCATCAAATATTAAAAATTTATTACTAACCAAAAAGGGAGAACGTATTTTACAACCTGAGTTTGGTAGTGGTTTACAAGAATTATTATTCGATTTTAATAATGATGAATTACCAACAAAAATAGAAGATACAATTACTGCGGCGTTAGAACAATGGTTACCTTACGTTACAATTGATAGTATTGATGTTGAACAAACTGATTACTTGAAAGATAGGAACCGAGCAAATGTTTCAATTAAATTTAAAATTGGAGATGATGTTCAATTAAACGAGGTAACATTTACAGTATAAGATGGCGATAACAAAAATAAATAAAAACTTTAAGAATAGAGGAAAGGATATTAAGTACCTCAACAAAGATTTCTCACAATTTAGAGGAAACTTAATTGAGTTTGCTAAAACATATTTCCCAAGAACTTATTCTGATTTCAATGAATCATCACCTGGTATGATGTTTATTGAAATGGCATCATATATTGGTGATTCTCTTTCATACTATGTTGATGATACTTTAAAAGAATCATTAATGGTTCATGCTGATGATGTTGAAAATGTGATATCATTGGCTCAATATTTGGGATATACTCCAAAGGTAACATCACCATCAGTAACAACTCTTTCAGTTTATCAATTAGTTCCCGCAACAGGAACGGGTGCAAATAACACTTACAATGAAACCTATTTCCTACGTATTAAAGAAGGAATGCAAGTTGAAGCAGAGAATGGTACCAACTTTATCACTCAGGATGTGGTAGATTTTTCAGATGATACCGATAGAGAAATTACGGTATATCAAAGAGATGGTGATACTGGAGAAATCACATTTTACTTAGTTAAAAAACTAGTTAAGGCAATATCTGCAACTATTGAAGAGGCTGAATTTGATTTTGGTGCATATGAAGCATTTAGAACTATCGATTTAGGTGCAACTAATATAATTGATATTTACGATGTACGAGATGGTAATGGTAACAAATATTATCAAGTTCCATACCTTGCACAGGAAATGGTATTTACTGATTATCCAAACACGGAGGTAAATGACCCTGATTTATATCAGTTCAAATCAACTGTACCTTACATCCTTGAAACGATTAAAACATCAAGAAGATTTGTACGAAAGGTAAATGGTGATAGTACAACTACAATTCAGTTTGGAGCAGGAGACCCTTCTGCAAATGATGAGGTACTAATCCCCAATTTAAAGAATGTAGGATTAGGATTACCAAACTCAATTAGTAGATTGGAGGAATCCTTTGACCCAACAAACTTCTTAAAAACAAAATCATACGGAACATCACCTTCAAATACAACGATTACCGTAAAGTATTTAGTTGGTGGGGGTATTGCATCAAATGTTGGTAAAGGTACTATTACACGTATTACAAACGTAGAATATGATGAAGATACAACGTTATTCACTTCTGCACAACTTGGAGTGTATAATTCAATCAAAAACTCAGTAGCCGTAGATAATGAAGTTCCTGCAACAGGTGGTAAGGGTGGTGATACTATTGAAGAAATTAGACAAAATGCTTTGGCAAACTTTGGTTCTCAAAACAGAGCGGTAACTTCTAAAGATTACCAAGTAAGGGTTTTGGCAATGCCATCAAAGTATGGTTCAATTGCAAAAGCATATGCAACCGCCGATGGAACATTGGATAATAATTCACCATCATCTATTCTTGCTTCACCAAACGCATTAAATGAGTTTACCGATTTGGTACAATCATTTGTGGATAAACCTGAAAGCGAGGAACCAAATAGACAAACCATTCAGGATGAACTTAAAAAATTTCTAATAGGTAAAACATCCAATGAGAATGAAAAAAATAACCCATTTGCAATTAATTTATATCTACTTGGATATGATAGTGATGGTAAGTTGAGTGGATTGAACAGAGCAGTAAAAGAAAATCTTAAAACGTATCTAAATGAATTTAGAATGTTAACCGATGGAATTAATATTTCTGATGGTTTTATTATTAATATTGGATTTGATTTTGAAATTATTGTTCAAAGAGATTATAATAAAAGTGAAGTTCTTGTAAATTGTATTCAGGAGTTAAAGGATTATTTCCAAATTGATAATTGGACATTTAATCAAACAATTAACATAAGTGAATTAGAACTTTTAGTTGCGAATGTTGAAGGTGTGAGTTCAGTACCCGAATTCAAAGTAGTGAATAAATGTGGTGGAAGATATTCAGCTAATTCATATGATATTAATGCAGCAACCAAGGGTAAAATTATTTATCCATCTTTAGACCCATCGGTCTTTGAGGTTAAGTATCCTGATGCTGATATAAGAGGGAGAGCAAAATAATGGCATACTATTTTCTTACAGCATCAAAAGATGCATCGGTTTATTTACAACAACCTGACCAGAATTGTGGTTTGGATGAAGTATTAGAAGTTAGTAAGGTGTACTATGGTAACATCAAAGATGTATCTCGTGCTCTTCTTAATTTTGAAACAACTAATTTATCATCATCTATCGTATCGGGAGATGTTGAAGTTGAAGAGGCAACTCTTATATTGAGAGAAACTGAATCTGAAGAAATTCCTTTAGATTTTACACTTTATGCATATCCTATTTCTCAATCATGGGAAATGGGTAAAGGTACTCGATTTGATAATATTGAAACCGCAGGTGTAACATGGAATTATCGCGAAGGTGATTCTAATTTAAGATGGGTAAATACAATCGTTGATGGATTACCTGTATTTGCTGGAACCTCAACTGGTTCATTTGCTGGTAGAGGTGGAGTGTGGTACTCGGATGTATCGGGTTCTCAAAACTTTTCTTATCAATCACGTGATGTAAATATGAACGTGCGTGATGTCATGTTAGATTGGATTAGTGGTTCTAAGGAAAACAATGGATTAATTGTTAAACTTGACAACTCTCTTGAAAATGATACAAATGATTATGGTATTCTTAAATTCTTTAGTAAAGAAACTAATACCATTCATCAACCAAAAATTAGAATTGGTTGGGATGATTCATCATTCTCAACAGGTTCATTAACTGAGCTATCTGCAGATGATATTAAAGTAACATTCGGAAACTTTAAGAAAGAATATAAAGTAAATACAACTCCACGAATCAGAGTTAATGGTAGGGAACTATATCCTGTAAAAACCTTTAGTTCAACATTTAGATATGCAGTTAGTAGTTTCTTACCAACCACTTCCTATTATCAAATTAGAGATTATCATACTGATGATATTATTGTTCCATTTTCTAATTATACCAAAATAAGTTGTGATTCAAATGGTAATTATTTTGATTTAAACTTATCAAATTGGGAAACGAATAGAACATATAAAGTAGAAATAAAAGTTACAAGAAGTGGTATTGATGAATACTTTGATGATGATTATACCTTTAACGTAATATCTTAATGGAAAAGAAAGGTTTACAGAACGAAAAATTTATTCGGGAGATTAAAAAGACCGGGTCTAAAGCATTAAAACCAAAAAATGATGTTGGTGTAAATGTTGTAGAAAAATCCGATGTGTCTGCTGGATTAATATCGGGTAAACTAATTAGACCAAGATATAATGAAGAAGAGTTATTAAAATCAGTTGATACTGCAATTGTAGAATTATTACCAAGAGAACGACCATTATTACCAGATACAGTTTTACGTTCTATATATGATGAAGCAATTCAATCAATTAATGATTTAACTCTTCAAGTTGAAAGTTTAGAATCGCAAGTAGGTTCATTAACATCAGAAATAGAATCCTTAAATGCAACTAATGAAAGTTTAAGACGAGAATTAGATGGAGTAACTATATCAAAAGTATCTTCGGATGAACAACTTGTAGTTACTCAGGAAAGTTTTTCAACTGCTCAATCAGATTTACAAATTGCAATTCAAAACTCAACTCAAGAAGCAATTCAACGAGTATCATTAACTGCTAGAAATGAATCGTTATTACAGGAGGTAGATTTACTAAGAGAACAATTATTTGGTAGAACTGCACAATTGGCAGCAGGAGCAGATTCTTTAAGTGAAACTGTAACCATTAATAACCTAAATAAAGGAGGTGGTGAATTTGATATTTATGCAGAATCATTAAAAGGTACTGATGGATTCCGAGGTTTTAAATCGGGTGAGAAATTTGAAATTGTAAATAGTGGAGCAGATGCAGTAACTGTTAAGTTTGAAAAAAGTGATGATGGTGATACGGGTTGGTTTAGTATTCAAATACCGGGTAGTACACAAACTGCAAGAGGTAGACAAGTATCAATTCCTGGAGGTGCACAAGTTGTGGTTACTATTAAAGAAAGTATGAGTGTTATCAATAATAAAAGACCAACGGGTTGGGGTAAAACACGAAACTATGATGGTAAAGTAGTTGTAACAACACCATCGGGTGAAGTTCAATATACGACACGATTAAGAAAAGCAAGAAAAGCAAGTAAATTATAATGGCAATTAAAACATTCAAGGAAATATTAAATAACAGGGGGTATCGAATCTCTAAAAAGGACAGAGAGATTTTCGAAGAGGGAACTTTGCAATCTTTCTTTGGGTTTTCTGATTCTGATGTTATTGAATTTATTGCATATGATATAAATGATAACCAACTTCCACTTCAATTAAATCCTGCAGGTGATACTGCTTTAGTTAGGTATATTCCACTAACAACGGAAAATATTAAAGATTATTTTTTAATAGCAGAAGGTACTACTTTACAATTGGGAAATTTTCCAAAAGAATATTTTATCGATGTTAGTAAACTTCTAAAAGAATCGGGATATGATGCAGGAATCTTTAAGACACAGGTAACATTATTAAATAGAAGAGTTGGTGATTATCGTCCAAATATAAATGCGAAACTTTGGATAAAGGAAATTTCTCCATCACGTACTGAAATTAAGGTTTTACCTCAGCGTAATGACGTTGCAGATTCAACCGATTTAGGAAAACGTTTTGGAATGATGTACAACAACTCACAGTTTAGAGATGATGTATTACCATTCGTATTTCAGTTTGTATATCAAATAACACCAGATACAATTGATACTTTCTTAAAGCAATTTTATACAACTAAATGGTTTGATAAATTAAAAGATGAATTCAACATAAAAGAGTTTGATAGATTTGCAACTCGAATTCACAAAAAATATTTAGAAGCAGTAACAAACGAATATCAAAATAAAATATCAAATATAAATGATGCTAATTTCGGTAAAAGAAAAGCAGCACAACCTTCTTTAGAATTAACAGTAGAATCGGTTGAACAAACTTGTTTAAAAATATTAGTTGATGTTGTTGATAGGGAATTACCAAAAAGACAACTTCAAAAAACTCAAGTTGATACTGAGTTGGATAGAAGTATAGATAGAACACGGTCAATTATAGAACGAAGAGAATCTGATTTAGTAGTTAATGCAATTGTTCCAAGTATTGAGGTAACGATAGATAAAGATGTTCCAATTAAAGATGTTCAATTGAACACTAAGATTGATGATGAAAAACAATTAACTAATGTATCTGAACCAATTGAATTTGTTGACCCAAATCCAATAAAAACAGTTGAGATAGTACCAAACCCAACCCCATCACGTGGTGGAGGTGGTGGTGGTGGTAGACCAATTTCTGTATTTGATGGACAATATGAAGAAGAAATAAATCCATTCGAAAATAGAGGAGATTTTGTTAACAGACCTAATGAACAAATAACCCGATTATAATGGCTTATATAGAAAGATATTATTTAGAAGACCTAAACCAAAACAATGGTATGGCTGAGTTTGACCAAATCGGACCAGGTGGTACCGGTGGTGGTGGTAATGGTGATGGTTCTACTGGTGGTGGAGGTGATACTCCAAACAATGATTTAACACCTGATGGAGATAACGATATATCTACTACATTAGGTGATAATTTAAATCTTGCAGATGAGTATGTGTTTAAAATTACTACTGAGTTTTTAGAAGGTGAGCCTAAAGGTGCAACTGTACACGTAAATGGAATGCCACTACCTGGTCAAGCACCTAAAGAATATAAAGTTAAATTATCAACTTTATTTAATAGTGGACCACAAACGATAGAGGTTAAAAAATCAGATTATACATCTAATCAAAAATATATTTTAGAAGTAGTAGGTACAGGTACCGAAACTATCGAAGATGTTACCTTATTAGAAGACCCCATTTCAAGACAAATATTGGGTATAAATAAACTACAATTAAAGGTAAAGTATTTTGAGGATAATCAAGAAAAACCATTTAATATTGGTAATAGTACACTTGTAAGTTTACCATTTATTCTTGCAAAGAAACCTACACCCAAACAAAGTTCAGAAAAAAATACAGTAATAATAAAGTTAATAGGACCAAATTCATCCGTATCAATTATATCAAATAATGAAGAGGATTTATTAGATTCAGGGTTAGAAACTTTTACCGAAACACGTGGTACTAAGTATTTTATAAAATCACCAGATACTACATTATATAGAATATCGGAAATTATTATAACTGATATGGATGGTAATACTGAAACTTTAACTGCAGGAAGTAGTGAATCCATTTCAATGGAACTTGTAATTAATAAAGACTTGGATGTTGATATTTTATCACATAGAGTAGTTAAGAAAAAAGTATTAAAACCAATTATTAGATTGAAAAGTCCATCAACTAAAAAATATAATATAAATGATAAAACGGATATTCCATTAATTGTTGAAAAAAATGATGATGTGGTAGCAATATCTATGGTCATTGGTAAGGAAATTTTAGAATTTGATAATCTCCAACGAGGACCTTATGCCGGTATTAAGATACCACATAGATTGATTGATAAAATTGGTAAGTATAATATAAAACTATTCCCATATTCTATTTCAGAATTACAACGGGGACAAAAGAATAAAAATATCGGTCGTAGTGGTAGTGGTGTTGGACGTAGTGGAAGTGGTAGAAATACTTCAATTGGACGTAGTGGAAGTGGTAAAAGGGTTACTGAGAAAAGTGTGTTAGTCAACACTCAGGTAGAAACCGATACATCTCTACCACCAATACGAAAAGCAAATACTTCAATTGGAAGAAGTGGGTCGTAATGTGGAAGAATATAAATTTTAAGAAATGTCAAGGATTGATTTAGATAACATATTAAAAAGATTAAACGAAGAGATTTTGGAAAATCCACTATCTCCGATTAATCAACGCCCCAAAATTTCTAAAATTATTAAAAAAGGGAGAAGAAAAGACGAACTTGGACTTCCGAGTATATTAAGACCTATAAAAGATTTACCACAGGTATCATTATCAGACAAACCATTACCTTCAGTAAAAGAAGAGTATGTATCTGAAGAGTTAAATACAAAACCTGCAGAACAAGCCCAAGATTCTTTTGATATTCTTGATAGTGCAGTTGATTTTACCCTTGAAGTGGTAGATGAAGTTTCTATCGAAGTACCCGATATTCGAAGTATTCAATATCCTAAAGAAATTAGGGGTGGTGATTTCATTGGATATGATGTAGATTTTCAAATTTCATTTTTGGCAACACCAACAACATCTTATGTAGATATTGGAATTGGTAGAGTTAAAAACGCATTAAGAAGAACTGCAAATGAACGAAACCCGTTTGCAAAACAGCAAGGTAGGGATGTATATGAAGAACCCACACCAAATGATAGCTATGTTTTAAAATTTAATGTAAAGGAACTATTAATCAACTATCTCGATTTAGAAGGTACTGAAGGTATTGATATTATTAAAATTCCATTTACATTAACTCCGGTAAACGCAAATGGTAAAAAACCTGTTAATGGAAAGACGGAAACATTTACAGTAGTATTTGATAAAGGTGATTTAGAGATACCAAGGTCAGTTGCTGTTAATAGAATTGTTGAGGCATTTAAATCACAATTAAACAACAACATATTCTCAGATTCTAAGTACTTAACTCACTTAGCACATTTAGGTGATGGTGACAATAAATTAATTGCTAATTGGGCACCAAACACTCAGGATAATTCGTTAATTCTTAAATTATATGAACCACTTCCTGCAAGTGTTCAACCAAACCAAAAGGTATGGATATCTAAACTTCAATCAGAACCATTTATTGAAACAATAACATTAAATGGTGAAGATGTGGATTACTGTCCACCACTTCAAGGGCCTAATTTTTCTTTAGAAGTAGATAGTGGAATTGGTTATCAGATTTATGACGATTTATTAGCAAGTGGTTCTCAATCATCTACTAACTTAGTAAATGCGTACACATCAACTCTTGGTATTGATACTGAAAAGTTGACTATTCAATACGTAAGTGGTTCCGATTATACTTTTGAAAATTATGTAAGATTTGGTTCTGCAGAAGAAAGGATTAAAAACTTTTGGTACAAGGTAGAATTACTTGAGGGTTATGAAGAATCTCTATCGGGATTGACTGGAGTCGAAGTAGAGGTTGGTACAATAGAAACTGAAGATGGATTTGTTCTTCTTACGGAAGATGGTAAAACATTAAGTATTGATTCACTTTCAATTACACAACAAACACAGGTTGAAGCAACTAAAGTAACCAATAATATTAATTCATTAATTCGTACTTTCGATGGATTTGAAAAATTCTTATACTCTTCATCTGATGATTTAGCATACCCAAAAAGTGGAAACACTCTTGTAGCATCTACATCAAATGATGCTCAAACTTGGTATAATTCAGCAATAAATTATGCTGCTAATTATGATAAGAATAATGTAAACTATTTAATTAATAACTTACCTGAATATCTAAGAGAAGATTACGATAACGAAGAATATATGTTGTTCTTAGATATGATAGGACAACACTTTGATGTTATTTGGGCATATATCAACGGTATTTCAAATTCTAAAAAATTAGAACACAAAGTTACCACAGGTATTCCCGATACATTGGTCTCACATATGTTAGAATCATTTGGTTGGGATGATAGAAGAGCATATGATTCACAATTCCTATGGGAATATGCGTTAGGATTAAACAAAGATGGTACTCAAAAGTATGATAGAAGTTTAAAAGATGCTAACGAAGAAATTTGGAGAAGAATCTTAAATAATTTACCATATTTACTAAAACATAAAGGTACTAAACGTTCTTTAAAAGCAATACTTGCAACATATGGTATTCCACAATCACTTCTTACGATTATGGAATTCGGTGGACCTCAAGACCCAACACGAGGTGGTAGTACATCATTTACGTTTGAAGATAGAACTGCTGCAATTAAATTAAGTGGTTCACAATACATTAAAACCTATTGGAATCAAAGTGAAACGATACCGGGTAGTGTAGAATTAAATGTTAAATTCGATGAAGCTGGAAATCATGGATTACTATACAACACGACTACTAATGGTGAAGATGTTGCATGGAAACTTGAGGCAATTCAAACTACTGGTTCCTTCGGTAAAATTAAATTAAGCATATCAGGTAGTTCAGAATTAAAAGAACTCGAATCATCTGAAATTAGATTGTTTAATGATGTGTATAAACACATTACATTAACTCGTGAAGAATCATCTCCATCACATTCAATAAACCTTTACGTAAAAGAAGCAAAAGGAGATAGATTACGAATTGATGATTTACAAACTTTAGAAATTGAAACAACTAATGGTTGGGATACTCATGATTTACTTAAGGTAGGTGGTAACGAAATTAATGGAAGTAGTGATATCGCAGGAGGATTGACAGGTTCAATTGATGAATTTAGAATTTGGAAAACTCCTCTTGAAAACACCGTAATTACAAATCATGCTAAAATACCTGATGCTATTAATGGTAACAACTATACCGCATCATCTGAAGATTTATTATTAAGACATGATTTCGAATATCCAAAAAATAGACACTCGAGTGGAGATGTTGAAATAATCAACGTATCTATAAGTAACGAGTATGTAGATGGAGCAACAGAGCCTGTAACAAGTTCTATTGCAGTTGGGTTTGCTAATTTATCATCGTATCCATATAATTATGAATCTTATGAAAGAAGTGTAACTGCACAAGTTCCTTCAATGGGATTCAATTTTGCTAACAAGATTAGATTTGAATCTCAAACTGATTTAAATGGTAATGATGTTTCTAATGGAATTGCTTTATCTCATAGAGTAAGGGCAACTAAAAAATCATTTGACCAATCTCCTGTGGATTCCCCTAAATTAGGATTATTCTTCTCGCCAACAAAGGAGTTGAATATGGATATTCTAAAATCAATGGGTAATTTTAATATTGATAATTATATCGGTGACCCACGTGATGAGTACAATGATGAATATTCAGAACTCAATACTCTTAGAGAATACTACTTTGAAAGAATTAATTTAAATGTTCAAGAATATATTCAACTTGTTAGAAACATTGATAAATCATTATTCGATGTACTTACCGATTTAGTCCCTGCAAGAGCAAAAGTTGCTAAGGGTTTATTGATTGAACCTCACATTCTTGAAAGAAGTAAACAAAAATGGGAAAAACCAACTTCTGAAAAAAGAGATTATGAAACTGAAATAAACATCGATGATAATAATCAAATTGAATTAACTTATGATGTTCAATTAGCAGAAATAAATGTTGATGATGGTGTAACTTTTGAACCTTCATACGATACATATGATGGAACTTTAGAAGCAAACGATGAAATTAACTTAGTATCTAATTACGATACATATCAGGGACTTATTTCAGGTTCAGATGCTATTACCTTAACAGGTGATTATCCTACTTACGTAGGTGTAGCACAAACTACACTTGGAGAAGAATTGACAGCTGTAGTTAACTTATCAGATTTTACATTTGTAGGTCAGGAAGATGGTGGATTTGGATTGTATGCATCTGCATCACATGGTAAAGTAACTACATTAGATGCGTTGGGTAATATAACTTCAAGTAGACAACAAATTTTTGGTATAGACGAAACTTTTGAGGTTGCAATAACTGTTTGGGGAGACCCATTTAACGCGGGTGCATATGCACCATATACTGATTATATTACAAAACCAAAATTTGTGATAGCTAAACAACCATTTGGAAGTACTCCACCATCTGCACCAAAGAGTTTACCCGGTGGTAAGGAAATAGTTGAAGTAACTCCATTAAATGGTTATTTCCCATCACACTATAAGTTTGTGAAAAACCATTCTTTAGGATTTGAAAGAAGTTTCTTCAGAGGTTCACAGCAAACAACAGCAACTACTCCCGATGGATTATCACCAGTAGAAACTATTACTACTAATCCAAATATCTTGAAAGTTGCTGATACGGGAAGAGGTTCGGGTGAACCAATCCTTGAGGTTGATTGATGAAATTAAAAAAATTAGATATTTATATTTATTAAAAAGAAAAGGAAAAGACCATGGCATATTTAGATAATACATCCATTACGGTTGATGCGATACTAACTAAAAAGGGTAGACAAAAGTTAGCATCGGGTCAATCTCTCAATATCACCAAGTTTGCATTAGGTGATGATGAGGTAGATTATTCGTTATACGAACCAGCACATCCGCTAGGTTCTGCTTATTATGATTCAGCAATTACTGCAATCCCTATTTTGGAGGCAACACCAGATGAAACTCAAGCATTGAGATACAAATTGGTAACTCTAAATAAAGGAACAGTCCAAATTCCAATTGTTTCACTTGGAGTTAGTTCAATAGGTGTGTATCAAGACGAAGGAGAAGTTGCTCTTTCACCAACTACATCACCTGCAGGAAATACAAATGCTGGATATACCGTAGTGTTGGCAGACCAACGAGCAGGAACATTAACAGTTACACAAGGAGCAACGGCAGCAGCAACAATACCTGTTGGATTAGGAACTGAAGTGACAACTACTGCACAAGTAGTATCGGGATTAACATTCAACTTCATTCCAAATTCAAGTTTGACATCGAACGTTTCAACAACCATCACTGTATTCGGAAATGAAACAGGTGGTTCAATTTCGATTCCTGTAACCGTAACATATAGAACAACAGTTTAAATAGGATAGAAGATGGCAATAATTAATGACTCAGCGATATCGAATCAGATAGCAAATTTAGTAAACGGAGGTGCGTTTGATGTATCAGAATTAACATCAATCATTAACTCAGGTTTACCAACAGGGCAACAACTTCAAGTAAGTGCCGGATTATTGAGTGGTCCATTTAAAAGATTTGGTTCTTTTGATAAAGTTGATGCTAAAACCGAAGTAGTAACTACTGGTTTATGGACAGGTGATGTAGGTTCTTTAACTTCCTTTTTTACCTCATCTACCCAAACAGCAGCAACATCAGGAGATTACTACTATAATGTTTATCAGGCAGACCCAAGTGGTGCTGATGCAGAAGTACAATTTGCAGTAGCATATGGACACGTTGATGGAAGTGGTTCAGTATCATTAGCAAACGATGATACATCTACATTACCAACTAAGGCAACTTATAAGCAATATGGTTCTACCCTATTAAACGATGCAGATAATAAATTCGCATTTGAAAATGGAAGTGGTGTAGCAACTGATTCTAATTCAATTTACGCAATTAACTTATCAAGAAATAGATTTAGAGAAAAGATGGACCCAGGCAACTGGTCATTACAACTATCAGGTTCTAATGGTTTGTTTACATTTATTGATAATAGTGGTAAGAAATTTGGAGATACGTTAGGAAATGCAGGTAGAGTATTTAAAGTAGTATCGGGTTCTCTTAACTTAGGAACTGAAAATGATGCAACCATTAATACAACTACATCATCGGGTGATGAAGGATTTGGTTTATTCTATCCTGATAGAGGTGTTTTAATTCTTAACCCATCTGCAATTCAAGCAACAGTAGGTTCGGTACCTTACGGAAGTTTAGCAGGTGATGAAGGTGTTGATGCAGATAAACAAAATCATAAGAGAATATTCCAAGCAATTGAACTTGGTGGTGATTTTGAAGCAAGAAGAACTGAAAATGTATCTACACAACACTTCTTTGTAAGAGCAACCAATAGAGAGTTCAACTATTCAAATAACCCAACATACACAAATACTGATGGTACATTTGTTGAAACTTCATTTGAAACAGACCCAAAAACTTACATTACAACCGTAGGTTTATATAATGATTCAAATGAGATGATTGCAGTAGCAAAAACTTCTCAACCCGTACCAAAATCATTTGATAAAGAAGTATTAATCAAAGTTAAACTTTCATTCTAATTAAATTTATTAAAATATAAATCATAGAAGAACCCCACCAAAAGTGGGGTTTTTCGTTTCATGATATTTATACAAAAGAATTATTTAAATGTTTAAGAACATACCAAAATCAGATATTAATGTTAATCCGTTTAAGGTTTATAAGGAATGGTCATTAGATGAAAATGATTTAACTCCTTATTTTGGTCAAGAAATAACAGGCTCCTTATTTGATGCTAATACTGATATAAAATCTAATGGTATCTATAAAAGATTACTTTATGACTCAATTAAAACTCAATTTTATTTAAACCCAGCAACAGGTTCAATTCTTACCGAGGTTGGATTGAGAGAATCATATGTATCTACTGATGAAAGAGAGATAGAAGCTGAAATAGCAGTACTTGCAATTCCTCAAGAATATTATGGTGAAGGGTTAAAAGTAGGTTCGGTATCTCTCAATGATGGTGGTGTAATTCTAACCGATGATGGTTATTCTAATTTAAAAAATACATCAAACGAAATTAAGGGAAATATTTTTTATGATAGAGGATTGATAGTATTGACAAAAGATGTAAATCCCGCTTCAACGTTATCTAATTTTCAAATAGATTTCCGCTCAACAATAACAATCTATGAGAATGAAATTTTTCTTCAAGTTGGAGAAAATGAGTTTAATGTATCACAAAATCCAAGTGCAACCAACAATGGGTTTATTAAGGATATTCAATCATCTATTGATTCAAATGTTATTGCTAAGTTTTCGGATTTTGAATATTCATCTTCAATAGACCCAACGGGTTCTTATTTAGCACCTTTTATTACAACTATTGGATTATATGATGATACAAATAATATGGTTGCAGTAGCAAAGTTACCAAGACCAATCAAATCATTACCTGATTATCCTGTTAACTTTATAGTACGTTTTGATACTTAACTAATATTTATTAAAAAGAACAATTATGACTTTAGAAGATAGATTAAAAAATAGCCCACCTGCAACATCAAAAGCAAACACCAAAGGTGGTGATAAAACTCTAATCGAGGCAGATGGTGGATTAGACCTAATGCTGAACCAAGACCTTATTAAGAGTTCTGGTGGTAGAGAAATCGGACAAGGAGCTGGTGGATATGCACCATCTAAAACTTATTCTGATACTTTCAAATAAATTTAATGCAAAATTGGTTACACGAAAATACAGAGGTTACTGATGAAAGTATCCCTGAGGGAAGTGAAGGATTCGTATATAAGATTACTCACATCCCAACGGGCAAATACTATATTGGTAAAAAATCTCTTTGGGCACATAGAACCTTACCACCTTTAAAAGGTAAGAAACGAAAGCGTAAGGTTATCAAAGAATCGGATTGGAAGAAATATCATTCATCTAACGATTGGATTAAGGAACAAGTAAAGGAAGGAAACGAGGATGATTTCAAACGAGAAATCATTCAATTCTGTCCTTCTAAAAAATCACTAACTTATTACGAACTACGTTGGCAGATGTACTACGATGTACTTGCCGATGATAACTGTCTGAATGAAAACCTTTTAGGTAAATTCTATCGAAAAGATTTGTTATTATAAAATATTTTTCGTAACTTAGTACCTAACTATAAAAACAACAATATGAGATTACAAGATGTATGTGTTAAGTATAGAATTTCTGATTCTTTTCTTAATTCTAAAGAAGATGGATTAAAAGTAGCAGCAAAATCAATTGATGATATTATTGCTGAACTTAGAAGAAAAAATGAAAGTCCTGATACTGTCATTAAACTTAATAGATTAAAAGATTTTCTACTTGATGTGAAAAATTCTTCATTTTAAATTTGGTTTATTGAAAAAATATTCGTATATTTACAATATTTTAATAACCAAAAAAAGATAAATGATTAGAACCGCAGAATGTGTATCCCCCATGCATCCCGATAAGATGTGTGATAGAATCTCGGATACGTTATTAGATTTACATTTAAAACAAGACCCAAACTCACGATGTGCAATTGAAACGTGTGGAGGTTTGGGTGAGGTGTATATTACAGGAGAAATTACTTCAGAAGCAATAGTTCTTGCACCTCAAATAGAAGAGATAGTTAAGATTATTACCAGAGATGAAAACATTAAGGTAATTATTAACCTTAATCAACAATCTCCTGAAATTGCTAATGGAGTTGATACGGGTGGTGCAGGTGACCAAGGAATTATGACTGGTTATGCTTGTAGAGAAAATGACCAATATCTTCCACAAGAATACTTCCTAGCACGAGAGCTCAATAAGTTCATCGTTGAGGTGTTCCCGTTTGATGGTAAAACTCAAATTACTTTAGATAGAAATCGCGTAAGAGTGGTTGCATCTTTCCAAAATGCACCAACAACTGAATTGTATCAATTAGTAAATGATTTCTTTAAATCATATCCACAATACACTTTAGAACAAATTCATTGTAATCCCGCAGGTGATTGGAACATTGGTGGGTTTACTGCGGATGCAGGTTTGACAGGTAGAAAACTTGCAGTAGATAACTATGGTCCTCGTATTCCAATCGGCGGAGGTGCGTTTAGTGGTAAGGATTCAACCAAGGTTGATAGAAGTGGTGCATACATGGCTCGTAGAGTTGCGGTGGATATATTAGAACAAAATCCTGAAGCACAAGAAGTATTTGTTCAACTTGCTTACGCAATCGGATATGACCAACCATTACAAGCAACTGCAGTAATTGATGGAGTGGAAACTAAGATTCAGGGTTATGATTTATCACCTCAGGGTATTATCAATTTCTTAAAATTAAGAGAACCAATTTTTGGAGATAGTGCATCATTCGGACATATGGGTGCTGGATTTTCTTGGAAATAATTTGGAATTAAATAAATAAATTCGTATATTTGGTCCAAATGATTTCTACAAGGGACAAATTAAAAGTAATTAATGTACTTGATAGTACACTCGGAGTGGGTACCTCACTAAAGGGAAACGAACAGGCTCACCATTGTCCTTTTTGTCATCATCACAAGAAAAAACTCCAAGTAAATTTAGAAACACAATACTGGCATTGTTGGGTGTGTAACTCTAAAGGTAGAAGTATTCAATCACTTCTTAAACGTTTACACGTTAATTACTCTCAGATAAATGTAATCATTGGTATCTATGGTGACCAACCAACATCTACATCAAAAGATGTAGAAGAAAAGATACAACTTAGGTTACCATCGGAGTTCAAATCGTTATTACAAAAACCAAAATCAATCAATCCAATATACAACCAAGCACTTGCATACCTTAAACGAAGGGGTATCTCAATGGATGAAGTAAGTAAGTACAACATTGGATATTGTGAAGATGGTTTATATGGTGGTAGAATTATTATCCCATCATACGATGAAGATAACGAACTAAATTACTTTATTGCAAGAACATTCTATGAGGATGTGGGAATGAAATATAAAAACCCACCTGTTAGTAGAGATGTTATTATATTTGATAATCAAATCAATTGGAATGAGCCAATTACTTTAGTAGAGGGTGTGTTTGATTCATTCTCAGTAAAAAGAAACGCAATCCCAATGTTGAGTAAGTTTTTGCTATCAAAGTTAAAAACAAAGATACTTGAAAGGGGTGTAACGGAAATCAACTTACTAATGGATTCAGATGCAGTAGAAGATTCTACCAAACATACTGAGTACTTTATTAAGAACGGAATCAAAGTAAGAAATATTATACCTCAAGGTGAATCCGATGCAGCAGATATGGGATTTGATAAGGTAAATGAATTATTAAAAGAAACCGAAGAAACGGGATGGGATAATCTTATCCTTTCCAAATTAAATAATTTATGATAGTAGAAAAAATCTACCATTTAGCGGATTTACACATTCGTAACTTAAAAAGACACAAAGAATATCGTTCGGTATTTGAAAAGTTCTTAGAGAACGTAAGAAAAGATGATATTGAAAAATCAGTTATTTATCTTGCAGGTGATATTGCTCATGCTAAAACTGAGATGTCTCCTGAACTTGTTAGAGAAATCAGTTGGTTTTTAACTGAATGTGCAAAACTAAAACACACATTTTTAATCACGGGTAATCACGATTGTAATCTCAATAACGATTATCGATTAGATGTATTAACACCAATCGTAGAAAATTTAAACAATGACAGAATACACTATTTACGAGATACTGGCACTTACAACTTTGGTAATCTCACTTTTGTGGTTTATTCGATACTCGATAAAAAAGAGAATTGGCCAAAGGCGGAATTGGTAGATGGTGAGAATAAAATTTGTTTATTCCACGGACCAGTAAATAAAGCACAAACCGATGTAGGATACACCGTATCATCAAACTCATTTACAGTCGATATGTTCGATGGATTTGATATGGTGATGTTGGGTGATATCCACAAACGTCAAACATTCGGTGAAGGTTACGAACACATTGCTTACGCAGGTTCAATGATTCAACAAAATCATGGAGAACTCCTCGAGAATCATGGTTACTTATTATGGGATGTAGAATCTCGTACCTTTGAAGAGTTCCATATTCATAACGATTATGGTTATTTAACCGTTGATGTAGTGGATGGGGAGATTCCTCAATGGGTTTATGATGAAGTTGATACCAAACTACCAAAGTACCCACGTTTACGTCTTAGATTCACTCGTACTGAACCGAGTGATACAAAACGTTGTGTGACAGAACTTAAGAAACTCTTTAAGGTGTCTGAAGTAACGGTAACACGTACTGATACTATTGGACAACTTAAAACCAATCAAAATGTCAACAAGAATATTGTTGGTAACGTCAAAGATGAAACTTTTCAAAATCAACTGATTCGTGATTACTTGGAAAGACAGTTTTTGTTAGATGGTGATGAATTAGATAAGATTGCTGAAATCAATAAAGAGATAAACTCTCAGGTTGATGATACTAAAGTTGCAGAGAATGTACTATGGGTACCAAAGACATTTGAGTTCTCTAATATGTTCTCCTATGGTGAAGGTAATAAAGTAAGATTCGATAATGCAAAAGGAATTATGGGAATCTTTGCTCCTAATGCATCAGGTAAATCTTCACTTTTTGACGCACTCTCCTTTTGTATCTTTGATAAATCATCACGTACCTTCCTTGCTAAGAATATCATGAACAATCGTAAGGATTGGTTCAAATGCAAGTTCCACTTCCAAATCAATGATATAGATTACTACATTGAAAGAAGGGCAAAAACAGTCAGTAAAGGAAAGAGTGTTAAGGTTGATGTGGATTTCTGGTCTGAACAAGGTGGAGTGATAACATCTCTTAACGGAGAACAACGTAGAGATACCAACCACATGATTCAACAATACTTAGGTAGTTATGATGATTTCGTATTAACTGCACTATCTCTACAAGGAAACAATGCGTTGTTCATTGATAAATCCCAAACGGAAAGAAAGGAAATTCTTTCACAATTTATTGGGGTGGATATCTTTGATAAATTGTATCAACGTGCGAATGAAGAGTTTAAAGATACTACTACACTCATCAAAAAATTCAAGAGGGATGATTTTACGACTAAACTTGCCGACATCGACACCCAATTAGTTGAGAAGAAAAACGAATATAAGTTACTGACAACTCAACATGAAGCACTCAAAGAAGAAGAAGAAACTTTAAATAAACAAATCATCTCATTGAACGAGAAGATTATTAAATTGAGTGCAGATAGTGGTAAATCAATTGATGAACTCGAAACTACTCACCAATCACTTATTGATAGAAAGAGTAAAATAATTGAACTTAGAGAATCCATTCAACATCGTATTAACGAAAAAGAAGAGATTCAGATTGAGTTAGAAGAGCAAATCGATGGGTATGATGAAGATAATATTACAAAACGATATAAGGAATACACCGACCACGTTGAGGATTTAAAACAACTCAACATTGAATTGGATAAGATGAAAATTCGTGAGGATTCCTTAAAAGAAAGAATCGAACACGTTAAATCACATGAGTACAATCCTGAATGTGAAATATGTTTAAAAAACTCTGAAGAGTATATCGATGCAAAGATGAGTTTACAATCTGAACTATCTATTCTTGTTGAGCAGATGGTTGAGATAAACACGAGTAAAGAATCGATAGAATCATCATTAGAAATTAATTCAGAAGTAAACCAACAGTTTACTAATTTAAATAAACTTAAGGTAGAAGAAGATAAGATTGATAGAGAAATATCAGGACTTATTAACAAGTTATCAACAACCGAAACTGAAGAATTACGTTTAGATGCACAAGTTACGGAGTATCAGAACTTAATCGATGAATATTACAAGAACGAAAAAACTATTGAAAAGAATCGTGAGATTCGTGCTGAGATTAGTGAAGTTCGTAAAAAGTTAGATGGTATAAAGAAAGAAATTAAAACTACTAACACCAATGTCCTTTCACTTAATGGTAAGGTATCATCACTTCAGAATCAGAAAGAAACTATCGAGGAAAGAATCAACGAGGTTAAAGATTTAGAAGAACAACACCGATTGTTTGAGTATTACCTAAACTCATTGGGTAAGGATGGTGTATCGTATGAATTGATTTCTAAGGCACTTCCAATGATTGAGGGAGAGGTAAACAACATCCTAACTCAAATCGTAGAATTTGGGATGCAGTTGGAGATGGATGGAAAAAACATCAACGCATACATCGTTTACGATGACCAGAAATGGAGTTTGGAGATGTGTAGTGGTATGGAGAGGTTCATCAGCGGATTAGCAATTAGAATCGCTCTAATCAATGTATGTAACCTACCTCGTCCTAACTTCTTAGTTGTGGATGAAGGGTTTGGAACTTTGGATAACGAAAACCTTACATCATTGTATATGTTGTTCGCTTATCTAAAAACTCAATTTGATTTTGTGATGATTATTTCTCACATCGATTCAATGAGAG